TTGAGTCTAGCTCCTGCAGGTCTGATTCCTGAAGTGTCCCATTTTGGTATCCTTCCTGAATAGAGTAAGCTAATGAGTTCACGGTATGCACTAGCCCAGCCAATTCTTGAGTCTTTGACTCTAATTGTTGTATCAGTTTCATGAAATTCCTCCGCAATAGTAGGTAGGTTGTTAGTAAACTGACGTTCTACACTAAAGCCTACACCAGTTCCACACATTAAAACATACATTACTTCATCAAATGCTTTAGGTGAATCAATAGCTACAAAGCTACAGTTATAACCTGCTATCTCATCACGTTCTAAAGCTGGTCCTGCTGCCATAAGGCAACGCATACTAGGCATTACATCTAGGTTATGTATTGCTTTATTTACATCTTCTGTTGGAAAGGTATCTGGAAATCTATTCTTAAAGAATCCAGTATATCTATCTACAGTTTCTTTCCATGTTTCTCTACGGTATTCTTCAGGTAGCCATCTTGCATATCGGCTTGCATGAATGAATCGTTGATAGTCTGTTAGTTGCATTAGTCTGTATCCCCGTTCATTGATAATTGTTTGTTAAAGTATTCATAACGTTCTTCAATACGTTCAAAGAAAGCATCTACTAAGTCATATGAGTTAATGTTTAAAACCTCAAGAAGAGTAATCTCATCATACTCTTCAGCAAGCTTCTCTTTGATCTCTTGTAACGTTAATGTCATTTTATGTTTTAAGTTCTTTCAATAGTTCTACATAGTGGATAATTTTATCTAAGTCCTCTACACCACCTTTGTCTTTCCATCGACAGATATATTTAATAATATTACCTTCAATATAAGGGATATTATTTTTAGTAATAAACTCAACAGGTTGGATTACATACTTCTTGTAATGTGTACCTGCTACTTGAGTTTGTATTGCTTTTTTTAGTTCTGGAAATTTAGCCATACTATTATTATACCATCCTTTTTAAATATTGACAAGCTTTTGTGAGCCTTTTGGCTTAAGATTTGTACCATCTCTGAACCAATTACCACAAGTTCTACATTGGTATCTTTGGTATTTGCTTGTAGTTGTTATGTTAAATCCACGTTTTTGTATGTTTTTAGATTGGCATGTAGGACATGCATCCATAGTACCATTAATCACATTGTTATTAAGGTGATTTTTAATCCAAGGTTTAAAACGTTCATAAACTTTCTCTAAAAGAATAACATCGTTTTTGTTATACTCTTCCATTTTCTTCCATGCTTTAGGGATACCTGCCATACACTGTACCCATAACTCATGACCACTATGTTCAGTTTTCTTACCAAGCCCAAGCTGTTGGGCAACATAGTCTAACTTGTTAGATACAAATCTAAACCTACCTTTAGCTACTGTAAGTAGATCAATTTCTTTAAATGGTGCAGGAGGAAACATGCCATGTAATAAAAACTCTTTATTAAGGCTAGGTATATCAAACCGTTTACCATTGTAATGGATAACAGCATCAGCTTCGTCAAGAAGCTTATGAATACCTTCTAACATTTTCTTGTCACCTGATTTTTTAACAGAATCAAACATCATCTTTTTATCACCCAACCATTTTGCTGCATAGCACATAACGTAAGATGACTCTTGTAATTGATTAATACCAATGTTTTGGTCCCATATACCCCAGACGTGAGCTACGTTGGGAGCCATCTCAATGTCAAGCAATAAAATTTTACTCATAAATTACTCCGAAAAGAATGATGATAGTAGTACTATAGCTGCCATAATTATTAAGATCATTTATATACCTGTCTTTCATCAAGCATTAAATCAGCAAGTCTATAAGCTTCTTTAGGAATATCATCACGTTTAACATGATCAGCTTCAAGTAACCCATTCATAGCTTCTAATGCAAAGTAATCTCTTAAGTTCATACCTGTATAGATTTGTTTATTATTATCTTGACAGGGAAAAGCAGGTGAGTTTCCTTTACTCATGATACCATACCTCCATCTTCTTTAAATAAATCTAGCTCTTGTTGAGCCACATCTGTTGCAATACTAAATACACCACGTCTAACCAACTCTTTAATAGCCAAGTCCATTAGGAATGAAGCTTCATTAGGATCTACATGGAAATCAAAGTCCAGAGAACCATCAGGGTTTTGCACACAATTGTTTATAATCATTTAACCAATCCTTTCTAAAATCTAACCAAAGGAATCCATTGTCTTCAGCCCATTTGGAATAGGTAGTCTTACTACGTTTGTTAAGTTTATTGTTAGGATTCATAAACAAGAAGATAACTGTAACTCCAGGATTTGAATCCCTGAACCACAGCATCTTTTGTCTTGTATCTAAATCTAACTTACCTTTTGCTTCTAAATAAATATTTCTACGCCCAGTTTTAAAGTCAGGAATGTAAGTCCGTTCTTTCTCAGGTTGTATGTATTTAAACTTATCTGGTTCATACTTAACTGAAGGGTATTCCTTCTTCAGTATTGCCCAGACTTGTTCCTCCAACTTGCTCTTGAACGAGGGCATTAAATCTATCCTTCCAGTCTTCATTGTCTTTACGTCTAATCCACAGGACTCGACCATTCATTATAAACTCTTCATCATTGCTATAAGCTTCTCTTACAGCATTGAATAACTCTTGTTCTGTTACACAACCTTCTAATATCTTTTCAGCTTTCTTGGGCCCTATCTTTTCAATGCCCTTGATATTATCAGATCTATCACCAGTTAAACACTGCATATAAAAGTTCTTAATAGCTTGAGCTTCATCTACTTCTTGAAACTCATCTTTAACAAAGTTATAATGCTTGCCAGGAATCATAAGTAAATCTTTATCAATAGAACAAATGATTGTGTCCCCAGTTTGGTTGATCCCCATAGCATCATCAGCTTCTTGCCCATCAATAACCTCAGCATTAAAGGTAGCTATTAAATACTGCCTACAAGCTTCTAACCAAAAAGGTTTCTCTTTAGGTCTGTGAGCTTTATATTCAGGATAAACAGTATATCTAAAGTTATCTTTACCTGTTAGGAAGAGACGATACTCTTCAGCCTCAGTATTAACTAGGATAGAATCTATTAGATCCTCTGCCCTGGCAAATACAAAGTCTTGAGCATCGTCTTCTTGACACGTACAGGCAACCCTGTAAGCTACAATATCAGCATCAATTAATGCTTTCATTATACGGGAATGTCATCCTCTAAGTCATCAAAGTTAACTTCTTTAGTAGGGTTAGCTTCTGAACCAAAGACATAAGCTTCAAACTGTTTAGCTGTTGCAATAACATCTGCTACAGATTTACCAGTACCTAGTAGTTCTACTGCACTAGATAAAGAAGATTGACGAACAATAAGAATTTGTCTTGCTGCACGTTCTTCTTTAGTTTCATAATTACTACCTGTTACTCGACCACCTGTTGCTGGTTTAGATTCTGGTGTAGCCACTGATCCATCTCCTCCAATACCTGTCCATTGCCAATAACCATTAGCATCTTTAGTTGTTGTTACATTTACTTGTGTACCTTTTGTTAACTCTTTAATATAATTAAAGACAGAAGGATTACTAAAAGACATTAGCTTTTTATTAGCTACTTGTCCTTGTTCATTTTTGTATGTAACTTCAATAGATTGATATGATCTACCATTCTTTGCTGCATGTGTATTTGGTGCACCTACGTCTACAATATTAATTAACATTTACTATCTCCATGTTACCCCATGTTGGCCCTACTTGACACTCGACCCGCATAGGAAGGTTAAATTCTACTCCAAACAATTTCTTAAAGTTTGCTGGAATATCCGTAAAACATTGATCAACAATCTTTACTATACTAATATTATCGCATACTTTAGAATCAAAGTCAATAATAATAGAATCATGTACAGTGTTGATTAACTTTACATTTTTCATATCCTTAAGTCTATTACTTAAAGATACTCTTGCTATAGCCATCAGGTCTGCACCTAGTCCTTGAACTGGGTAGTTAAGGATTTTGGTGCGAGGCCATTTGACTTTGCCATACTTTACTTCTGGCTCATAGTTATAAACTCTACCTGTCGGCATCGTTATCTTTCTGTCTTTCATGGCTGTTGCCACAATCTTTTTATGCCATTCACCAAGTCCCGTATACTTGCTATAAAACTCATCAATAACATTTTGCCAGAATGATTCCGAATTAGATACATCAGTAAAGTTAGTATCGTTAGCGTAACTATAGGCGGAACCTCCATAAATAAGCCGAAACACAAAAGTTTTAGCGATAAGACGAGAAGGTAAACCAAAACGATTCTGATTGTCAGTGTGTTGATCGACATTGTTCCATATCTCGTCATACGCTACTTTATCTTGACTTAAATAAGAAGCACATACCCACTCAAGAGCTTTGGCATCTGCCTGTAATAGCATCACATTCCTTTTGTTTTTCTGCTACTTTGATTTGTTCAAATGCTTGTTCAGCACCTTGTTCGTTAAACTCTTGTACATAATCTTTACTCATATCTACTCCCGAATAATGTTTTAATTTCGCCATCAAAGTTTTGTAGGTTCGGTTTACTTGAACTAAGTCTACCTGTTCTAGCCACACATTGATTAAGCTGTCCGTGTAATCTTCCTTCATGCCAGTTCATCTCCTTTCTTAAATCTACCAGTCCTTTGTAGTAAGCTGTTAAACGTTTCTCTAGTGTAGCACGTTTTAATAATACTTCAACTAGATCTTTAGCATACTTACTTCTAGTCTTTAAAGACTTTAAGGTCTGATCATCTGTTGAGAAGAAACCTTCTTTAGTTAACTCCGATCCTTTAATCGGGTTAATAAGTCTAGGGAATGTTATTTCATGTTCGACCCACCTTTCTTTTGTTTGTCCTTTTCTTTCTCCCGTTTTAAACACACCAATAGCTTCTCTCCTCCTGACTTTAATAATGCCGCCATAGAGAAGACTAGATACATGCTCCGTGCTATTAGGATTAAACTCCACAAGGTCATGATATTCCATAAGGATTTTATCAATGACTGCAATTTGATCTTCAAGTTCTGTAGCCAAAATAGTACTGCTATTCTCAACAAATAAAAGTCCATTAAATTCCATCTCCTGTAATATAACTAAGTCTTGGTTATGCAAACTAATAAGTCTTTGCATGTTCTTTGCGGATGACGCAAATTCTTCCATCTGTTTCTCATATACTTTTTGCGTTAAAAGCAAATCTTGTTTAAGATAATCCCT